CAGGCCCATCTTCAGGAATATATCTTTTATGATATTTTATTGTCATTTCTTTCTCCTTACATTTATCACATAGAATATCCATTGTTGGTTTATCACATTCTATGCAATGATTAGGTATTGGACTCATTCTTTTGTTTCTTTCGGGAATAGCATATTATCTAATTCAGAAGGATGATCATTTATCATATGACTTAATGTATCGGTATCTTCTAATATCTCTAATGTGCAGTAAGGACATTTCTCACCATTACCTATTGCTAAGAATCCTGTTATATTCATGTTTATTTCTCCTTTAAAATTGAGGGGAAGCGGATAGGTTAAGAACTGCTCCCCCTGGCCTGATCATCTCCGCCTCGAAACAGAGACTTCTCAATTAATCACAAGAATTACTACAATTCCATCTTGCTACATTATTTATACAAGCAAACTCATAGAAACCATAACCGGCTGGATGATACCCCACTCTCTCTTGAAGTTTCATAGCACCATCCTCGGTTATGTTACCAACATACTCAAAGTATATGTTGCCTGGGAAATTGTAATCTTTCTGATATGATAGCTTCCTTTCCATAATCTTCTCCTATATCTTCTTCTGCTATTATTTGTGCATATGTATTTTCTATATGTTCAGATATATACATGTTTTCTAATGTTGGTACAATCACTGTGTTTCTCCTTATGTTGGTTAAATTTTTCGAGCAGGCAGCTATGAGGATTAGCTATTACCTATACCTATTAATCAAGTTAACGAAGCGTACCTGCTCAAATATATTATAGTACTAATGTACTTTGTTTTACGTTATTTGTATTTGTATGTCTATACCAATCTTTAGTGAATAGAGTCTTAGTTTCTATTGCATTCATTAATAGATCAATCGGTATAAAATCACCTATTGCTGCTTTTAATTTATAAGCACTACCAACATTCAGCATCCAATACACTACTTTACGCAATACAGATCTTTTTACTTGCTTAGTATAGTTTTGGAATTGTTTTAATGCTATATAATAAGTTGTAGGACTTTTCTTATTAGCAACGATACGCTTTATAAATGGACGACCAGCTACAGTTTCTAGCTCTTTAATTACCTTCTCTGTTCTTTTAGATATCTTAGCACCAGCCAAATATCTTTCAGCTTCTTGTGCAGGTGTGATTGTCATGCTATTCTCGTTTGCTGCAACAAACATTGTATCATAATTACGATTGGTAACAGTTTCATGTATTATAGCATTAACTTTTCTTACACCTAGATCCTTCAAACAGTTGAGCCTTCTATGGCCATCTATAATTACTAGGTTCTTACTTAAAACAATAGGAGTAATAAGACCATGAGTCTTGATATTAGTCCTTAATGCTTTATATTTAAAACAATCCTTATTAGTTCTTACTGTAGGATTGAATTTACTTTCTTTGACCTTTGTGATCAATATTTCCTTATGTTTCATTGAGTCTCCTTGTTGTTATTGAGTTATTGTGTGTCTAGGCAGGATTTGAGTATACCTGCAAGGGTACCGTCTTCTTTGGTTTTTCATCCCTCTTGTTAGATTGTCATCCTACCGTCATATCCCCACGTTAACGTTAGGGAGATACATAGGCAAGGCTATCATGGCCAATTAAGAGTGTATACTACCACGAAGAAAGGATTATAGTATACTTAGATATAGGAAAAGACTACTCTATTCTCATTTTTTACGGTTCCTACTATTTATGTTGATTAAACTTCAATTCACCATTTGGCTTCATGCGAGCACAATCTCTGTATCTATACTTGCGAGCGTCTTCATCCACTGCTTTACACAAGTTTCTAGATTAGCCGGACATAATAGCGATCAACTATCATGTCCAGCTCACACAAATTTGATTATTTATTTTGTTACACCTTGATCTCCACCACCTTCTAAAAGGCTTTCAAATTGAACTTTGACTTCTTTATCATAGTGAAATTTCTTTATTTCTACCTCTTCAGGATATGTACAAGATGTTATCCATTCAGTAAATGTACCTAAACCATCACCATCTTTATCACGAAACCAAGTTATCTTACCAGGCCCATCACAGATACCACAATCATCAAGTTTATTAGATTTACAGTCATCATCTGGATCATCATTGTTTGTTACCCAACCTATAAGAGGACGTTCAGAGTTCATATGCTTTAATACAAATTCATCAATGTCTGCTAGATCAGTAGTATATTCAACATTACGCCACCAGAATGTATGACCTTCTCCTTTGGCATGATGTTCAATACGAAAAGCTTCTGAAAATGGCATATCATCTAAGTTTATTTCAACCGGATCTACATGTGTATACTTAAACATATTACTGTCTTCTACCTTAGTAATTGGCTTTACTACTCTATTAGTGACTTTCTTCTTACTTGTAGCTTCAACTTCACCACAACATACAAGCATAAATATTGCAGCTGACATTATTACATTTTTCATTGATTATTTCCTTATGTTATTAGTTGGTAATTTATTGTTATAAAATTAGAGAGAACCGTCAATATCCTATTCCGTCCTCTACTCTAAGCATATGGGCATGAAGTTAAACAGCTTGACCCTTCCATTATTCTCTCTAATATTATATCCTCCATCGATCAATATCCCCATATGAATGCGTGACCTAACTCGCATAACCACAAGAATATGTACAGACTTATCCCTACTGATGCACCATATATAAAAGCTTTCCAAGGAGTTAGTTTATTTAAATCCACATTATTGCCCTCCCTATAGATAGTAGGAATAGACAAACTACTGTGGATACTATGATGATAATAAAAAGCATAGGTATAAATCCTATTGGACTTCTTTCTTCTTCATTAAATAACCATTTATAAAAGTTATTTAAGAATATACTCTTATCTTTATCTGTCATTTCTTCCTCCATCCAGCAAGTTTATTAAATATACTCTTCTTCTCTTTCTCAATTTTAGCATCCATTCTTTCAGCAACTACAGCATCAGTCTTTTCAGTAATCATTTCAGCAGGTTGCTTACAGAACTCTATTGTAGCTTCAATAATATCATTATCAAGCTCTTTAGCAACTATCTTACCATTATCTATTACAATTTCAGTACCATACTCATCATATGTTCTTTGATCCATTATAATAACTTTAAAGTCAGGATCAACAGCATGTATCTCATCACGCTTCTTACCATTGGCTATACGTCTTGCACGAGACCTTTCAGTCTTCTTAGCATTCATTTCTCTGCGTACTCTCTTGCGTTCAATGGTTCTTTCTTTAGCACTTTTCATAGCTATCTCCATATTATGTTGGTTAAAATTATTGCTAGCTCCCCTGTACAGAGTTCTCCGGTACTACATACCTAGAGTTAAATCGCATGAAAGATATTCCAATACAGGAAAAGTATCAACATGACCGATTTTCTATTAGCTAGCAAGTATAAATTATTACAGGGCCTTAGACACATATTCTCTAAAGGAATGAGCTTACATCAAGTCTTTATCCTGTCTTTGACTGTTAAGTATAAGTTGGTACTTATCTTATCTCCTCATGCGTGTGACTGTGTGTGATAGTATAGAGAGAGTATATACAAACCTCTCTCTACAATTACTACCAGCCCCTACTACCAGTTGATACCCTACGAGTTATCGAGTTTATCTCTTGGTTAAGAGCTGTGTTTAGATCCCAATCTGCTAGTATACGTGTTTCAACTGCCAGATCAATCAGATCATCCTGATACAGTTTCATTATAACTTTACGTTCAGCTACAGTCTTAGCTTTACTACGAGCAGCTTTATATTGTTCTTTCTTTTCTTCATATTCTTTACGAATAGCAGTGTTCAAGGCACCATCATATGGATTACCAGTTACTTCTTCATTTATTGTTTCTTCTGACATATTGTCTCCTATAGTTAATAGTTTCATAATTAATACAAATAATTCAAATCAAAAATAACGTAAAAGTGTTAACTAAAAACCCCTTTTAGGGGTGTACCTTTGTATGAAAGACCACACACTAAAATGCTATAATTTTTGAAAGTTAGGTATAAGTGTTGTATATTACCACCGTGAAGACAAGGCTCAATATATTAATTTTATTATGGGTTCTCGATAAGATAGTCATGATATTGATACTATTACTTCTCAAATAAAATGAAATAGTTTGTCTGGTTTTTTCCACTATTGTATATTAAGATACCGGTAGCATAAAGCTATCACCCAGATAGTACCCCTGAAATGGTTCTGCTAAATGGGTCAGACGTTGGGTTGGCACCTCATATAGAGGTTAAGCATTCCCCGATAACCGGTGAAAATTGCTTAAATATAAACTGAAAGTATGGGAGATAATAACTGGCTTTTAGTGAAATTTTAAGTTAAAGATCCAAAAAAATAGGGTTCTCCCTCTCAGGGATAGCTCTATCTAATAGTGGAGATAAGTATGAAGAAACAATATAAGTTATCAATTGAGTACGATGATGATACTATAGATGAAGTTGATAGTCTTTCTGAAATATTGGACGAAATAGGCGAAGAAGGTATTCTACTTGATATGGGAGATACAACAATATTGTTACCACCAGAAGTAGCTAAGTATATAGATGCTGATGGAATATTAGGGATAGCCTAATCTACCGAAGCCCCTGACGGGCTCCGGAGTCATCAAAGAAATGAGACATTATAAAATAAACTCTATACAGTATACAGTATTTGAATCAAAGGATGAATTGCCAGCTAATGTCACTCCAGTAAAGGATTGGCGTAAAGGTAAGCTTTTTGACTGGGTATTAGCCGATGATGGCTGTTATATTCAGATACTGCGACAAGGAACAATGGTTAAACCCAAGGGTAAGGTGCGTAAGGTTACGTACATAGGTACTTGTACGGGTACATTCATTGTTTCTCCTAAGACAAAGATGGATACTTCCAAGCATGTTAATATATATTCCTTAGGAGGTGATATTGAAAGAAATCAGAGATTGGATGATAGAGAAAACCTATCTACTCGTGAAGAGTTGTTTGTTAGTCATTTGGCAGCCGGTATGGATCCACGTCAAGCATATCTTAAAGTTTTTCCTACCAATAACCCACATTATGCCGGTATACGTGCCGGTCAACTTATCAAAACAGCAAGAGTAAGGAGCAAGATGAAAGAAGAGTTAAAGCCCTATATGGAAGCATTAGGTTTGGATGAAAATTACGTACTTAGCAATATAAAGGAGGTAATCGACTCTTGCGACAAGGAAGATACTAAATTGAAAGCCTTGTTTAAGTTAGCAGATATATTAGATATGGAAGATAAAAATAAAACTCAAGTAACAACAATGACTGGAGCACTATTTCAAGGATTTACTCCAGAGAAACTAGAAGAGGTAGAAAGACCAAAGGAGATAAGCGATGGCAATTCTTGATTTTCTATCAAAGCCATTAGCACCTAGTGAGGGAGATCCTCAATTCTCAGAATGGTACTCAGATATAGCTGAAAGATCTAATTTAAGTCCGGATCCAGATGATCCAAGACATTACTATGATTATAGAGCTGCATATGAAGCAGGAGTAGATCCCGGTGAAAGAAAGCACTTACCATCTGAATTTAAGCATGATCTACACCCTGATAGGTATGTTATAGGTAAAGATTTAGAAATATATGATAGTAAGTATGGAACAAAGGCTAAATTAGAAGATATGATCTTTCAAGCATTTCAACGTAAAGAATATGAGGAAGAGATATTCTAATGCGGTCTATCCTTGTAGATATTTTAACATATGAGGCCAGGAAGATAAGATTATGGAAATGGGTAGCAATAATAAGTATAGCTTTACATATATTAAGGAGCTGTTGAATGGGA